GTCAAGCCATTCACAGAACCAGCGGTGACGGAGCCGGGAGTATTGATGTTTCCACTGGTATCGGCCGTCGCGGTTGAAGCCAAACAGCTCACGCTACCGCTATTGATGACAATCTGATTGGCAAAGCCAGACACGATGCATCCCGAACCGCCAAATGAAATCCACGCCGATCCTGTCCACAAATAGAGAAGGTTATTTGTCACTCGGAAGAATTCGCCACCCTGATTGAGCGGCGGCGGCGCTACTTCATTGGAAGAATAAGCACGCGGCACAGCGGCAGCAAAAATGGTAGGCGCGGTGACACGCGAAGAGAAGAAAGTGGACAGGTTTTCGCTTGCGCCGGTAATTGGCGTAATGATGGTCGAACACGGAGCGGAAGTGTTTGAGCAGAGCGTGAATTGCCACTGTGTCCGGGCGGGCGTGATGGTGTTATTGTCAGGGAGAGTTACCGAAAAGGTTCCGCTTCCATTCATGGTGCCGGTGTACTTCTGCGGCACAAACTTTGCGCCCTGCCAGGAGTAGTTATTGGGCATATTCGGCACCGGAACAAATTGGATGGAGTAGGTTCCCGCAACCCAGACAGTGCTCGTGCTGTCGGTAATTGTCGCGGTCAGGCTCGTGGTTTGAGCGGTAAGAATCAGCGGGAACAGCAGACTAAAGAGAAGCAACCATTTTGTCATATTCCCTCCAATTCACGCCCAACTCTTTTGCCATCATGCGCTCAATCCGTGTAGCGAAGCGATGCTCCTTTCGGTAAGGGGCTAACTCTGAATCACCCGGCTCTGACTCGTCACCCTCTGGTCGTTGCACTTCATAAGCTTCATCGAATGCCGTTACCTCTTCATGTGTGATGCCGCGCTTCACGCAAAGCCAACCTTCCACGAGTTCATGCAAGGCTACAAGAAAACTGTAGTCCTCCGGCTGCATGGTACTTACGACAACTTCTGTCAAATCGCCGTCTGCCGTCTTCCAATCGCCTACCGTTTCATAACGATGTTGATTATGCGGGATGTCGTACAAACGAATATCCATCAAATCCACCCTTGCTCCTGCAACTTCCGGTAACGCTGGCCTGTGCTGGTTTCGAGGTCTATCCGCCATTGTAAATCAGGTGCTTTTATCTTTTTCACCTGCTCCAGCGCGTTTGCCCATGCGCCTCGGAAAGTGTAACCCTTAGCAAGCACGCAGCCAATATCGCCGTTGATGCCCGCCGTCACTAAATCGCCATCCGGCATCATGGCGTCGTAGAGGTAGCAGTCGCGCCATGCCTCCTCTGGGTCGATGCCCTCAACCGGCAAGCCGGCATCCGCTTTTGCCTTGATTTCGGGGAACGGCGGCACGCTCACATCGATTCCTGCCCCAAAATCGGCATCTACCTCGCCTATTGAGTCGATTCCACCCTCCGGCGCCTCAGCAAACTGCGCCAGAAACTCGCCCCAGGGTGTCGTGAGCATATTGAGCAGTGTGGCGCTGGCATGAAAGCCCAGGCGCGGCGTCCACTCCAAGCCATATACCTGATTGCGGGTAACGATGGTATTGAGGTCGATCATGCCCCGGTAATTGTGTTCGCGCAACCATTCGGTTCCCTTCATCAAACCGCGCCCGAATACCAGAGGCACTCCCCGAAACGGCCAAACGATATTGCCCGCACAACCGGTATTCGGTCCCAAGCCGCCTGCCAGAAACTTCTTTTCCTCTAGCGTGGCGTTAACGAAGTGGAAATTCGACCCGTCAAACCAACCCTCGACGCTGATCTCCGTGCCCTCGACAAACTTCTGCAAAAGGAATGGAGCGCCCTTCGACTCGCGGAATAGCCGATCTAACGAACGCTCCATGTCAGAAGGAGAATGGGCGACATATGTTACTGACGAGTCGATTTCAAGCTCGCCGGGGTCTTGGAAGGGCTTGTAAACGTAGCGATCCGGGTTCTCGGAGATGTACTTGCGCGCGTCTTTAGGATTGTCGAAGGGTTCGTAGGTGGGAACCTCGATGCCCATTTGTTGCATGGCTTCGAGGCCGAACAGGCGGTCATCTTCGAGGCGGCAACTCAGTTCCGAGCAGCCGAGAACATTGGTCTGCTTGCGAATCTTGTCGGCCAGTTCGCCGTCGGAATTGCCGTCGAAGACGACCAGATCGTACTGTTTCCAGCTTTTCGGCGCATTATGGATGGGTTCGGGAACCAACCCCGCCATGCCCCGCGCCGTCTTGTCCTCTGTGGTGAGATAGTAGTCGCACGAGTTTCCTTCGCGCATCAAGCGCAAGAGGAACCAGGCACCGGAGCCATCGGCGGAAACGAGTGCAATCCGCACACGCAATCAGCCTTTCTTGCGCTGCGACTTCCGTTTCTCCGCATAAGCTGCGGCCACGGCCTGCTTCTGTGGATGTCCAGCGCGGACCATTTCAGAGACGTTCTTCGAGAACGTCTTGCGAGATGTGCCTTTCTTGAGCGGCATGGCCTACTCCATGTGGGTTCTGACTTGGCCCTTCGGTGGTTTTGTGAACGTCTTAAACGTGGGCTGCACCTTGCCGCCCTTAAACGTCTGCTGCCAGTTCATACTGGACGGACCGGGACCGCTCTCTGAAGCGCCGGCTTCGCGCGACTCCAGCATGGCCTGCACGCGCTTGGATTCCTCGAAAGTGCCTACATCTCTGGACATACGTTTCTCCTCGGTTGAATTGTACTACGGTTGAGTTCCAAAGAACGTCTGCGCCGCCTTCTTGGCAAGCGGTAAAGCCTTTTGCGCCGCTTTCGATGCTGTTCTGCTTACTGCCGACTGCGCCAGCAATCCTCCAGGGCTTTCCGCCATACCGAATCCCAATGATCCCAATTCGCCTATTCCTGCTCCGATTCCAGCACCCTCTGCAGCACCCTTTCCGCCCCCAGCAGCATAGCCGAGAGCACCCCCGGCGCTGGAACCTACAAGCGGCAATACCCACCAACGATGAGTAAGATGTACGCCCCGGCGGTTCTGCTCAAGGCTGCGGAGATCAATAGCATCCCGCGCCCTGAGTAATTTGTGAACCGAAGCGTTGTTTGCCTTGAATGCTGCTGCATCCTCGGGTTGCAGAAACACTTCGATCTGGCGATTCAAGGCACTGTAAATATCATCGCGCATCCCCAGCGCAGCCTTCGGCCACTTGACGCTGGAATAGAGCCAGCGCCGCAACTGAAGCGCCTCCGAGGGCGTGATTTCCGGCTTTCCGGCGTGCTGATAAATCATCTGTGCCAGCCGGGCCACAACCTTATTCTTGTTGGCAACTTCGGTTTCGCTCAGTTCGTTCGCCGTCTTGTTGGCGCTTGCCCGTAGAATACTACGCAGCGGAATACCGCCCTGCTTGGTAAACATCTTAACAGTCGGCGTTCCACCCGCCGCCGATGGAGTTGCTGTCCTGCCAGTCACCGCAGCGATTTCGGAAGGTGTAAGTGCTGGTTTACCTGCCGCAGCGATTTCGCTTCCCGCCGTCAGTTGCGAAGCGCCAGAGGTCAGCATCCGCGATGCTGGCGGGAGAACTTCACCGGGAGTTGAGATAGCGCCGCCAGCCTTCGCGGCGGGCGAAACGCTGGACTCAACGTATTGCGGAGCATAAGAATCGACAATTTTCTGCGTCTTGATCGTCAAATCCTCAATTGCGGAATCGACTTTTGTTTTGAGTTGTGGCAGAGTATGCGCATTCCCGGCAACCTTATTCACTTCACTAGCGATTGCATCGGCTGTGTCCACCTTGGTTTTAGTACCCAAGATGAGCTTCTTCACGGACGGCTTGAGCAACCGATCAATGAGGATATTGGCGCGACTCGATCCGGCAACAGCTTCTAAGCCCTTCGTAACACCCTTGGTAAGCAACGCGCCGCCAGTTTCCGCGAGACCGCTACCCACGCCAACGTCGTAAATCTTGCCGGGGCTGGTTTCCTCATCTTCGAGCTTCTGGCGACCATATTCGCCTGCCGCCCCAAGCGCCATCGACCCGACCATTGCGCCCGGCGGGCCTCCCACCGCACCGCCAGCAATACTTCCGACCGTCATGCCCGCAACGGGTAGCGCCTCGGGAATCACAGTTCCAGCGTGCATCTTGAATCGTTCCGACTCGCCTTGTCCCATGAATGGCGCGGGACCGCCGCCATGAGGCGTGCGCATCCATTGTTCACGAGCGGCGATATCTCGACGCGATTGAAAACGATCCAAAGCGGATGTAATTCCCGCATTTGGATCTGCTGGCACAAAACCGGCAGACAGATCAATACCTTGCCCACCCATAGGCGGCGCACTTGGTACAAGACCCGACGAAATGTCCACCTGTGTCGGCATTATGGCACTATTTGATAATTCTGCTGTTGTGCAGCAGCCTTTGCTGCGTTCACATCACCCTTCGGATTGGCTCTTTGCCATGCACTGACGCTGAATTTATGGGTTTGCGGAGTCGGGCCACCGCCCGCCGTTGCACCATGCCCAAACACCGGCTGTCCCTGCATTCCTCCGGTGTACTGTTTGAGCATTTCCTGCGCCTTTTGGTCTAGCAAATCCTGATTTGATTGAATAACTCCCGCAAATTGTGCTGGCGATGCGTTCCGAACAAATTCTTTACGAGTGGCCTCTATTTCTTGATCCGTAGCTCCTGTCGCCTTTGCTACGTTGGCAACCTCTCCCGCAAGCATAGTTTTGATAGCATCGAAATTGGTAGGCGCCGGTTGGCCGAATTGTTCCTTGAAGAAATTGTTCATACTATTCAGTGTCTGCATATCCCCATTCTGAAGCGCATCCACAGCTTTCTGTAAAAGATCAAGGTGATCGTAAGCGGTTCTATATGCAGTAAGCGTCACCCCGCCTTTACCGGAAGTCATGTAAGACGCCATTCTTACCGCAGTGCGGAAGGGTAGACTTGAAGTACCCGGAGCACCAGAAGAAATCGCCTGCCCACTGAATTCATACCGCGTTGATCCGTCAGCATTCACAACCTGCACAGGACGGAATGATCCAAAAGCCTGCGCACGCGCCACACCCGGCAAGACTTTGGTCTGTTCCACCCAACGAGCGTATGCACCAAGATAAGCATTCTCCTCTTGGGTACGGTCTTCCGGAGGCTTTTCCATTAATCGAATCGCACGATCATCCCTCTGCTCAGGCTTGAGTTGCGCGAGCTTAATCTTCGTCAAGTTACCGGCGTCGGCAATGTCCTTTCTCGTCTGATCGGTCATCCCGGTCGTCTTGACTTTTGTTACATTGATTCCTGCCTGTTTGGCAAGAGCCGCGCGACTGGCCGCATTTAGCATAGTGCCAACGGGAACACCGTAAGCATCGGCTTCCTCTTGCGATGCGGGGGTAAGCGCCGCCGCACCAGCCTTAGCCTTCGTCTCTTCGATTGTGGCTTCTTCCTGCTTCATCTTGAGAAGTTGCTCTTGAAGCGCAATCGCTTTCTGCTGCAAGAGTTGCTTGTTCTGTGGCGTGCCAGGAATCAATTGCATCTGCTGAGGCATGGCGATAGTGCCGATGATTTCAGCCACGCGAGCCAGTTTCTGGCCGCCGCTCATCTGGCCCCATTTCGGCGTACCCTGCTGGACATTGGGCGGCTGCGCGGCAGAGGCAGGCAATGGCGGTACAGATTCACTCCCACCTAACGCGCTGGGTGGCATATTGGGATTTGGGCCTTCGCCTTGCTGCGTCTGCGGAACAGGCGGCGGCAGGTTCGCCATCGCCTTCTTTGCGCCCTGCTGAATCTGCTGCATACCCGCATTGATCGCCGCAATCATCATCTGGCGCTCGGGTGAGTTGGCCTGCTTCTCGTCGTAGCCGACAGCTTTGGAGAGCAGTTTGCGATTCTTGGGATCGGCCATGATGGCCTGAACTGCCTGCTGCGATTGCTGAACCGCCTGCATCTGCTGCTTGATTGCCCCTACCACATCGGCGTGAAGATGCGCGAGGTAACCGATCTTGCCGATCTTCTGCGGGTCGGAATCGGGCAACGCCTGCGCTTCCTTCATGTGCTGGTCGAGCTCTTCGACGAGCGGCTTCAACTGATTGTTGATCTTGTCGAGCGCCGTTACCTGCGCCACATGCGAATTGGCTACAAGGTCAATGACCTGCTTATCGCGCAACTTGGTCATCGAATCATGCTGCTGGACAGATTGCTGAACAACTTGCGGAAGCGAGGTAGCCGCCTTCGAGAGCGTGGCCGTAGCTTTCTGCACACCCTGCTGAATCTTCTGCCGCGGATCGGGTTGCGGAGATTGCGCTACCGGCATCGGCTGCGCAGCTTGTGGCTGCTGTGGTTGCCCAGGAAACCCCGCCAATGGCTGCGGAGACTGTTGTGGTGACTGGCCCTGCGGCATAGGCGGTGTTTGCTGTTGCGGAACTGGCATCGGCATTGTGCTCATCTAAAACTCCATGCTCGTGCCTGCGAGAGATTGCGCGATGTTAGCCGCGCTTCCGCCACCCGACGAGCTTCCATATGGTCCCATGATGCCCTGCTGATCTGTCACGTTTCCCGCCGTACCCGCTGGACCGCCTTCGTATTGCACCAGCCCGCCAACACCGCCCGTCAGGAACGAGCCGATTGCGCCCATAGCCGTTTGCTGATGCAGCGTGCCGTAATTATTGATGCCCGTTAACTGTTGCAACATGGAAAGGTAATCCTGCTGCGATTGCGAGTACATCTGCGTGTACTGCTGCGCAGCGACTTCATTCTCCTGTGCCGATGCGTTCGACAGGAAATTCGACGTTGCCAGCGCCGATGCGCTCGAATTCGGACTCAAACCCGCATTGGCCAGCGAAGTTTGCAGCGAACCGTACTGCTGATTGATTTGCTGCTGCATGGCGGTATCGGTTGCGGTGATGGCCTGCTGCGCCAGAGGCCCGTTGTACCCGGCGCCGGTCTCAAGATAATTCGTCACCAACGCACCCATGCCCTGCCCGAGATAATTCTGATTCTCGCCAAGCACGCGGCCGGCCTGTGTCGAGGTCAACCCGCTCATGGTGCCGGTCGCGGTGCCCGGCGCTCCGGGAGCCTGCGGACTGCCGGGAGTTGGAGATGCGGTAAGGCCGTTGGGAGCCGATGGTGCAACCGGCATGGCCGGAGCTTGAGGACCGGGAAGGCTAGTAGGCAGCATTGGGTTGCCTGTCGTCGCTTTCACTGGAGAGCCTATGGGAACCGGCATTCCGCCCGCGCCCTGATTTCCGGCATAGAGCGATGGCGGAACAGTTACAGGTTGCGCACCGAATGTCGGCATGTTGAATCCGCCCATCACACCCTCCCATGTCCGTAGCGCGAGATGGCCACGCTCAACTGGCGCTCGTTGGACATTTCGTCGCGCTCCATCTGGGGCACTCGTCCCATGATAAGCCCAGGCTGGCGCGTTTTAGGATCGCCATGCAGCATCCGATATATATTGTCGCGGTAATCGAATGCGCCCTCGTTCGCCGCCAGCCGCATTGCCGCCGAGTACGCCACAATGTCCCGCCACGAGTCGGCCATGTAAATAAGCTGCGCGGACTGGCTTGTGGTGGGATTCGGATGCCGCAACTGCAACATGGTGAAAAAGTAGTAATTCTGGTCTGGAGCAGGTCCAAGCGAGATGTTGTTGTTGTAGCGCGACCAGTAGATCGGCGGCGTCGAGATATTGCCTGGCCCGCCCTCACCGAAGGCGTACATCACAACCGTGGGATAGCGCCGGTACTTGAGATTGCGGACTGCCTTTACCTTGCCCTTAAACCAGAAGGTGATGGTGAACATCTTGGTCAAGTCTTTAGCATTGATGGGGTTGCCTGCAATCAGAGAGGCAATGGAATACTCGCTCTGTGTGGCTACGAGTTGGCCTGTGGGAGAGCGATACTTCAACTCCTCAAACTCGTAGGTTTCGGTCAGTTCCGCAACCGATTCGAGAATCGCTACCACCGCGGGCGAGCCGTCTTCGGTCGAGTTCAGATCCTGCCTGTTGCCGAACTTCTGAACGACCGAGGGAACAAGACTTTCTACAGTGCCCAGATTAGGAAGATTCGGCGCTAACGGATTCCATGTAGACATCGTTGCTCCCTATCATAACCCCTTTACAGCCTTAATAATCAAACGCTACTGCGCTTCCAGACCAAGCCGCAGCAGCAGAAAGGGGTCCAATACTTACATTTCCCACGAAAGTGCTTGGTGCGATGATAAGACCGCATTCGTCGCTTCCGAGAGTGACCAAACTTGCACTATCACCGGCTATCGCTGTAGCGGGATAGGGTCCAGCCAAAGGAAGCCCATAAGCTGCATAAGAGGCGTTAGCAAAGGTTCCGCAGTCCACAATTGCTGTGCGCTGCGTCGTCGTGAGCGTCATGGTGTCGAAATTGGTAGCCGATACCTTCGTATTCCCCGTCGATGTGTTCACGGTGCTGGTTAGAGAGCTTCCCCTGAGATCCATTACGACCATGCCGATGTAAGGCTCTGACACGCTTGGCGTGCAAGTGAAGGTCGTGGATGCAGCAGCCACAGACGAGTATGACATTTGGGAAGATGGCGAACTTCCCGCTTGCTGAATCGTAAGCGGGGTAAATGAATTTGAAGGTGTACTGCTGGCCACATCGGCTGTAGGGGTTCCGTTGCTCCTGCAAAATACCACGACTATATCCCCCGCCGCGACCGTGATTGCTGGGCTTGTGACCGAGGCTAAAGTGGACCCACCGGGCGAAACGTAGGTATTTTTCACGAGGTACGGCAAGCTCGGTGCAGGCGTATATCCGATCAAAGTGTTGATCTGTGCTGTCGTCGCCGCCGTGTACGCGCTGGTCCCGTTGGCGTAGGGAATGCCTGTGATTGTTCCCGCTTCGCCTGTGCCACCATTGACAGCAAGCACGAAACTGGTCGCAGCCGAGAGCGCAAGGCAGACAACGATGATTCCGCCAAGGATGAAATATGGCTTAAGCTTTTTCATAGTCCGCATTGATTTGCCCCGCTGCATAGGAATTTGTCGTAGTGATCGAGAGCCCAGAGATGACATAGTCGGCAGCGCCCGCCGTTGCGCCAGGATAAAGCCGCGCACTCTCTGCGTAGAGGCTTACTCCGTAAAGTGCCGTCGCGCCCAACGTCCATGATGTCCCGCTTCCAGTAACCCCTTCGTTGCGAACCGGAGTCCAATTTGGTCCTTGCGCTCCAGTTGAGCCGGTCGCACCGGTAGCGCCGGTTGGGCCGGGAATGGTTGAGGCTGCTCCTGTGCTACCCGTCGATCCGGTTGCACCTACCGCTCCAGTTGCTCCAGTCGAACCTGTCGCGCCAAAACCTGTGGCACCCGTTGCACCCGTACTACCTGTAGCACCATTCGGACCTATCGTACCCGTCGCTCCCGTGTCGCCCGTAGGACCGACTGCGCCTGTTGGACCGACGTGGCCGGTAGCTCCGGTCGCACCTGTTGCGCCCGTCGCGCCGGTGGCTCCCGTCGATCCTGCAGGCCCGGAAGAAAGCGGCGTCCATGCTCCGCTGCCGCCATCGACGTACGTACCCGCCAGAGGCGTGCCCGTGCCGATCTGATCGGTTGCCGCTACGCCCAAAATGTCGTCGAAATGCGGCTGCAGCGCTGTGAATATGCCAGTCGTGGCGTCGTAGGAATTGATGAACTCGTGCATAACGGCGGGAAAGCTCTCTGGGCCGACAATTCCCTCAAGGTTCTGCACCGCGAGATTCAACGCTCCAATGGCGTCGCAGAACTTCTCCCGCATGAACCACTGATCGTTGCCCAGCGCCATGCGCGTCGGCGGCGAGGTCAGTACCGGGCGTGTGGTAGGCGGAGCCATGTTATTGGGTGGTCCCTTTAGTGTCGTTGCAAAGTAGCGTAATTCGATGAATCAAAAGCCTTTGTTCCGCACTCGGATCGGTCCACTGGAGCGTTACCTGCGGATTCTCCACCGAAAGCACAAAATCCGCGTAAGCGGTGGCCGTCAGGCAGGGAATAATCGCGGTTGCCAAGGCGTTGCCCACCGCACCTGGCGGCTCAACCTGAATTGTCACCGTCTTGCTGAAAATCGAAGTCGTGGCAACCCCGTTGCCGCCGCTCGATCCGGTGTTCTGCGTAATGGTTCCCGTCATCGTGATCTCAAGGTCGACCGGAGCGGGACCGCTGGCCAGCGCCATTTCGTCCCAGGAATACTCAATCCTCACCCGCCGCACCGCGGGCCTGTGGCCGGCAGAGATAGGCGTCTGCGGAAATCCTACTTGGCAGGGCTGCGGAACGCTGGCCAATGCCTGACACTGGTAGCCCGAAAACATGACGCGGTTGAACACATCGCCCGCGAAGACTACCCATTCGGTAGGAGCATTCGGCCCCTCTTGAGATCCGGCAATCAGGAAGCTCTGACTGGGAACGCCGGAGAACGTCGTCTCAGTGATCGGCGGGCCGTTCACCTGAAACAGCTTGGTCGTCAGCGGCGGCACGATCTGCATCGACCACGCTTGGGAAGCGAAGTTGTAATCGAGCAGCAAGCCGAACCACGAGGGATTGGCCAGTTGATCGCCCGGTCCCGGCTTCACTCCATACATCTGAAAGATCAGCGCATAGTGCAACTCGTTGTAAAAGGTATAGAAACTGGCGTTGAGTGTGGGATTCTGGATCAGGGGATACGCCGCACCGGCGATGATCTGCTGTTCCGTATTGATAAGCAGGCTGCGAATCAACGGCATCACCTGAAGGCCAATCTGCGTCTGCGATCCCGGTATCCACACGTTTACGTTGTCGGGAGTGAGAAACGATGCGATGGGTCCGAACTGGTCGACGCTGCCCTGAATCGCGCCCACGGGAATGCGCTCCTGCCAGTAGTTGTAGAAGGTGTACGGACCCAAACCACTTGCCGCCGGATCCATCTCGACAATCCCCTGCGTCATCTGGATGTAGATGGAGTGACCAAGATTGACAATACCTACCGGGATACCTTGGCTATAGTTAGTCAGCACGTCCCACCCGCCCACCACGCCGGCATCGGTGTTGGGCGCGGCGTTGAAGCTGCCCACGGAAAGATTGGAGAATGTCGAGACCGCGCTCCACGCAACCGTCCAGGGAGTGATCGGCGCTACCACTGGAGGCGAAACCGTGCCCGCACTATAACTGGTCAAATCGAAAGTGTTGACAGCAACATTGAAAACTTCGTTTTCCTCTCCCGCCGCCGAACCAATGTAAATGTTGTAGCTCACGGCGCCCGGAACCGCTGTCCAGGTCCAGACCAGATCCGCGGCACCGCCCCCAGCAATTACCGTTCCGGTTCCCTCGAGGCTGGCCGCCGATTCCGTGCCATCGCCAAACAGCGCCGTCACCACCGCGTAGTACGTTCCGTCAGCCAAAGTGCCGGAAGCTCCCTGCGCTCCTGAAGGCAAACCGGGAATTGTGGCTTGCGTGGTGGCGAACAATCCCACCAACACCATGCGCTGATTGAAGATGGTGAGGTAGTTGGCCGAGAAGTTGATGGCCCAGGGCTTGATTGTGGGCGTATTGAGCGGGGAGTAGAAGTAGATGCCGAGGTTGCAGGCAAAGAACAGGCAGCCGTTAGTCTCGATGAAGGGAATGGGATTGTTGTTTCCCTGCGCCGGCCACGCTCCCGGCGGCATGGTGGCGACGGATACCAACTGCCACGCCGTAGCCGGGGTTGCCGTGGGCTGAATCTGGTAGATGGCCTGATTGGTTACGACGTAGCCGGAAGCCGTGACAAACAACAGATACTCCCCGCTATTGAGCGTGCTTCCGAAAAGCGTATCGGTATAAGGCCACGGCGCAGCAATCGACCCGCGCACGATGGAAAAGTTAGGCGAGGTCGCGGCATCCTGCGCCGTAGGCGGCAAGACGATGGAGGGAAGAGAAAGATTGAGGCCGGTAAATGGCGCGGAGTAGGGATACTCGCCATCGCCTTTAGATTGGAGAGCGCCGGGCATCGAGCGCCCCCTTCAATTCTTGAATCCCAGGTAGATTTGTAGAACCCCTTCGTCAAGCTCGGTTACCTGAAGGCCGTTCACCCAGCCGATCTTCGGGCTCTCCTGCTGGAAGTCGGCGGCATATCCGTAGGCGTTCCAGATCATGTGCCCGTAGGCATCCTGCACCACAGCCTTGTTGTCGTTGGCTGTATAGCCAGACCAGACAATCGTTTCGATGCGCAGAGGAATGCGGCCAGGCTCGCCAGCCACATTGGGATTCCACACGAAGGGCGCCGTGTCTACATAGATCGGATTCCACGCTGCGTTATTCGCCATCAGTTCACCGAAATTCCGTTTATGACCGCCGTGCCGTTGCCCGAGGTAACCATTTCCAGGATCACCACCACAACACTGTTCGGCACCGGAACCGCAGGCAGCTTGTTGATGGGAATCTGCGCGGCATACGTCCCAATATCCGTCGGCAGTGCCGTCTGATCCAGCAGCGTCGTCACCGTAGCGCCCGTGGCGTCATAGTAAGTTGCATAGATACCGACAGCCGCCACGACCAACGCATCGCCGGCAGCCGAGTAATTCACCGTGAGAAGGTTCTGATCGAGCTCGACCGCAACCGAATTGTTGTACTGTTCGTAAGGCGGAAGCGCTTCGGCGGGACACTGCCCCAGCCCCGGAATCGGAAATTGAAAGATGCCCGTATCTGTATTGCCCAGCGCAATACCGAAATTGCCTGGAGCGGGCGCACTCACCGTTACCGTGCCGGCAACCACGTTGGCGGGTGTGGCGGGAAAGAAACCAACTACCGGACTGGAAAGAAACGGCGCTTTGCTTACGGGCATAACAACTCCTTAAAAGAACACATCGTCTTCCGGCATATTGGGCTGCGCCAGCTTCGGGTCGGGCTGCAAATCGCTCGTCGAGTACTCAATCGCCCGTGCAATCGCCGCATCCCGCGATCCGATCAGGGCATAAGTCCCGGTATCAGCGAACTTCCCTGCCCTGAGATTGCCCTGCTGCCAGATGGAGTCGCCGATGCCCACGCGAAAGCCGGAGAGCGAGTCGTAGTGGTAATCGGGAGCAAACCGACGGCGAGCCTGCCGCACGCCGGTTTTTCCCCCAACTGCACAACCTATGCCGCGATACCCTGGCATCTCGCCTCCCTAAACCGTGGGGCTTGATCCCCAGGTTCCATAAAATACCGTGACACCCCACGCCTCGCGGTAGAACATGAGGAACTTGAAGGCAAGGGTATTGAAATCGTCGTCTAAGTCGAACGTGATCGGCGTGCGGGTGAAGTGCTTTAGCCGGTGCTGCCCCTTTTCGGCCACCATGAACCAGTTGGTCGGACCGGTCAGGTAGTCGCAGACCCGATACGTCAGGTTCTCGCCCAGAATCGAGTTGAGATTGTTGTCGCTCGTATCCGGTTTTCCGGCAGAGCCGAAGATTTCACGCGCCGTAAAACGAAGTTCGGGTGGGATGATAACCTTCTTGGGCTTGATCGAAATGCTCAGGCCACTCTGGTCGATCATGCGCTCCATCTGGGTTGTGCCCAGTTGCACGCCCGCAACCGACAACTGCACGTCGACCGACGGCCGGTTGGGGAAGGTGCCGGGAGCGTAGCTGGTAAAGTTTGCGCCGGGGCCGATGTTGGTAGCCTCGGAGCCGCGCAGCAGCGGGTGCTGCGAGTTGAACAAGCTCACGCCATCCACGGTGTTGATGATCGAGAAACCGTTGTTGAAGATGTTGGCGCCGGTCTGTGAGATGGTAAAGTTCGCGGAGTTGGCCAAGCCTTCGAGCAACTTGGAAATCTTGTCGTACTGATCGTCCTCGACCAGTTCCCAGGAAACGCGCGCCGCCAGCGTGCTTTTCAGCATGATGTAGCGCACGCTACCGCCCTCGATCAAGTTGACGAACGGAACCGGCGCGTTCTCGGGGGTGATCTGCGCAGCGGAGAAGCCCGAGATGAAGGCGTCATCCTCGTAGGCGCGCGTCGAAGGCAGCTCGTGGAAGATGTCTTCGAGAAAGTCTTTACGGTCCTTGAGGTCGAGAAAATCGGTAAAGATTTCACTCGCACCGGGAGCCAGAAGCTGCGGGAAATTCGCGCGAACCATGGACATAGCGTTACTCTCCTAACCCTTACGATCCCTGCACTGTTTGGACAGGCAGGAACTGGAACAGCAGTTGCCCGTTGGGCACTTCGAGAAAAGCGTTCGATTGCAGCACATCACCCTGATACATGCCGAAGATGGAGACCATGGTGTTGGTCGCCGGGGTGCGCAAATTCACGTCGATATACCAGTAGCCGTTGGCGTCCACGTTGAGGCCATACTGCTGGCCCACATTCCACTGGCCTGGCGACACGGGGCCGGGATCATCCGCACCCACACCCGCCACGGCAATGTCTCCGCCCTTGTAAGACGAGGTAAGCTGCGCGGTGTAGCCGGTAGACGGCGGCCCGCCGATCAGCGTGAGGACCGTAGCCGTCTGTCCGTTCAGGGGAGCGCCGAGGCCAGCGAACCCGGAAAAAACAATGACTTCACCCACGTAATGCACATTGGCGGCGGTTGCCGTGATAACACCTAAGGCGATGGCCGCTGCGGTGATGGCGGTCTCGGGCTCGGAGGTATCGACCTGGGCCTGGAAAATTGTATCCTGCACCGCGAGCATGGTCAGCACGCCGCCGGTAAGAGACGGGGCTCCGTAGGGAATGATGACCGCGTCGGGCTGATTCTGCGGAGAGCCGATGGAAAAAGCTGACCATGGCGGTCCCTGCTGGCCGAAGTTGGCAGGGTAGCCTTCACCCGCCGTGGCAAGGTTTCCACCGCCCTCAAGAGCCACACCGTAAATCAGCGAACCGAGCGTGCCGTCCCACACCTGGGCAACCTGGGGGTTGCCGGGGACCGGAGGCAAGGCCACGGCGAGTTCCAGCGGCGAGCCCACCTTAAAGGTCTGCCCGGATTGCTGCGGAGGATTCTGGGTAAGCTCCGTGTTGCCGGAGATAGTCTCCCACATCGTGATTGGATTGTGAACAGCAAGGTTCGACATCGGTCAGCTCCTAACTAGAATCTCGGCCGGTCCTGATATTGGACCGAATGTTCGGTTGCCTGGAATACGGGATGTTCGATGTTGCCTTTGACGTAGTGCGGCCCATCAACATTCTCGTATGCTTTTCCCTCGACGGCTTTGTACTCGATGGCCGCCTTGGACTTGCGGATGTTTTCGGCCTGAAGCGCGTAGTAGGCCACAATGGGAACCTTGGCCAGCACCACATCGTCGCGGTGGATATGGCCGTCTGCGGAGAGTTGGAAGTGATTGGGCACGTCGATGTCGTCGAGCGTCGAGACCAGTTGCGCCCCTATAGCCACGGCGCGCTCCAAGGTATCGAAGGCGCGCGGAATATCGCCGTTGCGGTTACCCGCATAGAGCCATACGGGAACGTAATTCTTGTCTTTGAGGACGACATGAAGGCCGAGAAAACTCTGATTCTCAACCTGAATCTTGCGCAGGGGACTCCGCTCGCCGGTCGAGAGCCGCACCCAATCCGATTGCGTCATCTCCTGAATCGGTTTGGGAATCTCAATTGCCGTGCCTTCGTACTCGACAAAATGGCGGTCAGGGCTGACCTGAACAGGTTTTTTCTCCGGCGGCATTATCCCTCCACCTGGGCAAAGCGCCCGAGACGCGCGGCGCGGGATTCCACAAGCCGCTGTTTGCCCCTCTTGTATTTGTCGGCGGTCACGCCGAAGGGCGAGAGCGTTTTCACCATCTCACGCTCTGCCGGCGAAAGATTCTCGTTGTTCTTGGGGTCTGGCCGCAAGCCAGCAGATACGGGTTCGAGAAAACCGAACTGACCCGTGGCGCCGTCCCTCTCAATCTGGTCGGCATGCTCACCCCTGACCATCAGCACCATCGCCTTCCACACGCGGGGATCGGATTGCTGGTCGGCGGACAATTCGCCCATCTTCTTCACGATCTCCGTACCCCAGCGGTCGAAGTCACGGGGATGCGCCTTCCGCGCCGCATCGTGCTGAAGCATGATGGTGTTGGCATAGGTCTGGTCGGTAAGGGGTTTGAGGCGGGAATTGAGCACCTTGTCGGGATCGGCCAGGAAATCCAAGTCGCCCTCGCTTCCACTGTCATCCTTAGGCTTCGATTTCAGCGATTCGATGCTTTGCTGAAGGCTGGTCAGCGTGTTTTGCAGCGCCGTCTGACCATCCGTGACTGCCTTGAGATCGTCTTTGGAGGCCGCGCTATCAAGTTTTCCCTTGAGTTCGTCAGCGCTCATACCGATCACTTCAACGGGATCAACTTTACCAAAAGCCATAGATTGTTCTCTCCACACTCTTTATCCCCGATTACCAAAAAAGTCAAACTTTTATTTAAATTTCTCCAGTTTTCGGGAGCTTTCCTGCTCGATGACCTGCCGGGCGCGGGATTCGAGTTCGCTTAAATTCTTGAGCGCCTGCACCGCGCCGGCATAGCGCATCAGTTGCAGGGCTTCGGTCTGCGCGGCCATGAGGTCGATCTGCAGGACGCGCTCCTGCTCGATGTAGGGAAGAATCACGTCGCGCCATACGGGAGAAGCCGCAGCTTCAAGCATCCGGTGAGCCAGCGCCAGCTTCTTCGAGGTTTTCTCTTCCTCGGTCATCAGCCCTTCTTCGGCTTGGTGATACAGTCCAGCAAATGCGTCTTTCCCGATCTCAACATAATCTTGCCGTGCGAGGGAAAGCCTTTGTGCGGGTGATGGTCGAGCATCCCGGCGGGCTTCTTCATGCTCGGAACGTCGTTCTCGATATACGTTTTCTTGAAGGTCATGCGATACTCCTTAGAAAAAAGGCTGCTCGTCTCCAATCCGCAAGAAGAAAATACTCAGAAAACCCGAGTTCCAATCGAAATAGAAGTTGCTTCGAGGCATGGTTAAGATGGCAAAGCTCCATTCCGAGCGTAAAGCTCACAATTTCGCGTCTGCCAAATATAAATTTCATTTCGATTTCTCCTTAAGAATCCCGATCGCTCCCGCCTGCAACCAGAATTTGAATCCTTCGACCAGCCACAGACTTTGCGAAAGCGTAAGTTCGTTGTCCATCGACCCCTGAATATCGTCTTCGCCTTCACGCTGTTTGTTCCGATAGATAATCAGAACTTGATCGATGTCGTCAGCCTTCGCTGCTAGGCTTGCAGCCAAATCGACAATCTGTTCGCTCTTTTCAGACTTCATTGCGGTCTCCCTGTGATGGGGGGTTGAGTGGGCGGTTGCGGAGGCGCAGCGGCGCCGTTCGGCACCGGCATACCGCCTCCCTGTTGACTATCTTGATTCCCCCCTGGATTTTGCCCTTGACCGAGTTGCGGCGGCTGCGGTTGCTGCTGTTGTTTAACGACCAGATTCTCGGTCTGGGGCACGAAATCCTGGCCGCCGGCACCGATGCCGAAGTTGCGGATGGCCCACTTCATCAGGGTATTGAGTCCCGCCAGCGCCTCCGCGAGATATTTCTTCGTGTCGGGCGGCGTCATGGGGTTCTCGATCATCTGCAGCATCCCCACTGCCTGCTGATAGTGCTGGCGCAGGTTCTGCATCATCAACATCAGGTTCTGCTTTTCGACTTCGCGGTTGACGCTCGCCGTTCCCGCATGAACCACGGCCTGCATATTGCCTGCCGCATAGTCCTCAAGCGCCGAGGAGAGCAGTTTTTCGTCTGTCCCGTAGCGCGCCAGCACCTTTTTATCCACGCCGAAGTGGGAGTAGAGACCTAGAAGTGTCTGCCCCAAGAGCACATGAGCATTGCGAAATAGCGCCAGATTCATGTCGGTGCGGGAGTTGCCCTCCTGCATCACCGACATCGTGCCCATCGCGGAGTAGACGCCGCGCTTGTTGGGGCCGCCGGAGCCGGAGCCGGAGAACGACGGATGGACGCCCGCGCGCTCGCTGGCTTCCATGCGCACCAGATTCTCGTCCTGAATAGTCTCGACCGGGTTACGCCCCAGTTGCAGCCATTCGATACTTCCCGGCGGCGCGGGAATAATGCCCATGGGGTAAAGCGTAGTCATGGTATCGAGTTGCGAACCGGGGGTAACGCGCAGCACGTTGGTGTTGGCGGCCGTCGCGGCATCGCGGCGCTGGTTGTGAATCTGGGAAACTTCCTCCTGATAATCCTGCAGAGCTTCAATCAAGCCCAGCCCGTAAGCCCGATTGCCTCCGCCCACGCGCAGCAGGATGAATTCCTGAATATCCGGCGGGTAGAAACGGAATATCGCTTTGGGACAGGCTTTAGTTTCGGGGTGTAAAGTCAGGATACAGTCGAAAGTCTTTGAATGCAGGAACTTTACGTGGCACTCGTAGAGAGTGAATATCTGCGCTTCCTTGGTAGCCGATGGCGCGATCTTCTGATCGGATTGAAGTTCCTTGCGCGGCTGGTCGTCGGCGGTGGTGGTCGACGCCGTCAATACCGCCTGCGCTTCGTCCTTGTCCCAGACACCGGATGCTACGCGCTGCTCGATGTCCCAGCGGGAAAGGTGAATCGCCTGAGCCTTGAACGGCATCCGCGAGACCGGCATGGCCTCGGGAGGCATGAGAAAATCTTCGTATTCGAGCGAGACCAGTTCCGGCCCCTGGTAGCCGCGCACCAGTTGCGGTTCCTTGCCACGCATCACGTAGCTGGTGTCGGATACCAGATTGACTTTGAGGGCACGGCAACCGTAAGCGATGGCGTTGCGGAACCATGTGTACTCGGTTTCGATCAGGTTCACGGTCGCCGGGTCGATGGCCGAAGTCTGGAGAAAGTCTTCCAGCAGTTCGCGGCGCTTCTCGGGCTGGAGTTTTACGTCCATGCCGCCCAGGATCTTTACCGGAAATACCGGCACAGTGTTGTGCACGCCCATCACCATGCGGGCGGCAAACTGATCGGTAAAGCTCGCCACCAGTTGCACAATGGTATTCGCGGCGTACTGCCAAGGAAAACTCTTGATGGGCTCTTTGGGCTTGCCTTCGAGAATACGCCGCATGTCGGTCACGCGGTCGGTGCGGATTTCGCGGAGTTGGGTGCGCAGGGATTCGAGATACTGAAAAGCGTAGCCGCGCAATTCGGCCATGGTGTCGGGGCCGAAATACTCATCGCAGCGAATGATCCTGGGTAGCGCCATCAGCGTACTCCGAGAAACACGCGCATTAACACACTGAATAACCAAACACCGAATGCCAGCACGGCGATAGTCATAAAAACATTCTCAGACTTCGCTTCCATCAGTAACCTGCGCTTCCTATGCTACGCCGCCTGCGCTCCATGTCCATGCCAAACTGTCGTTTCCAGAGAGCGCCGTCCACTTCCTGAGTCTCCACGATGTTGAAAAGATACCCCATTGCGTCGATCAAGTCTACCGTAGTGCCGTTGGGGTGGTACTCGTACTCGTGCAGAAAATCCTCCGCGCCTGTGACCGGAACCCAAACCTGGCCGCGCTCATAGAGGGGAGACATCGAGAGAATCCGCCGCTCTTTCGCACCGGCGCCGCGCTCCTTGGGGCAGGCTTCAACAAATGTTTGCGGCAAACTGGCGCGCAGTTCGCGCTCGAAATAAAGCAGCCAACCGTCCTGGCCGGCGATGGTCTCGACAAACACGCGCTCCACATGCCAGCGTTCGGCAATCTTCTTCACATTACCCGCCATCTGATCGTGCGAGACCGCCTTGGCCCAGGCCTGGAGAAGATAAATCTCCTTCTTGCCCTGAAATCTCCTATATCCCACGACAACTGCGGCATGACGCGCTCGACCTTTCTCGCCGCCATGGTTAGGGTCGAGGATCAACACGCGGGTTAGTTCCGAGAGCGGAACGTCCTCCAGCATGGAGTTGGAATCAGATGGGATGCGCTCCAGCATGGTGCGCTCGATGGGCGTGCCGTCCACCTTGAAACCCATCTGCTTCCTGAATAGCCGGTATTTGCGGAGCCACGCCTTCCTGAAACTGCACTCCTCTTCCGTGACGGGCTGGTTGAGATAGTGGGCCGAATAGTTGCGAATCCCGAAGCGCACCCGCAATTCGTGCAACTTTTCCATCGAGAATTCTTCAGGGAAAATGGGCTGGCCGGCAGGGTGTCTGGTGCAGCAGCCGCCTTCAGCCGAATGGCTCTCCACATGAAAACTGGGATTGTTCTCCCTGATGTGGGCATTGAGATCGTTCAGGCTCCATCTGTTGCCCGTCACCAGCTCGAGATTCAATTTCGTTTCCGAATCGGAATCGCTGTCGAAGGCGCCGGGCAGCCGCTGGTGCCATTCGATTGTCGTCTTGCGGCTTGACTCCGAGTACAGCGCCTCTTCTCCAAAAAGATCGTCCTCTACCGCGCGGTCGAAATGCCGCGATTGCAGCACCGTGCCCACGCCCACAAAGCTATATGTTCCCTGTCCGGTGAAAGAAGTACGGTTGTGGCTCTTGGAAAGCTGGTTCCAGGTTGCCCCGGTCGGCGGTATCAGATCGAAAAACACGCTGCGGAAGCGTTCGTTTTTCTCGTATTGATGATCGAAACAGAATCCCATCTCAACCGCGTTCGGCTCAGTCTCTGAAGCAATCAGAATGCGCAGGTTGCGCGAGTGGATGCGTTTCATGTACCTGATCCACTCATCGCCCGCTCCTCTGGCTCGCATCCAGTCCTCTTCGCGGGCTTCAAAAGGCAATGCCCACCAGATTGACAAAATCTCCGTCCCGCATGTGGTCTTGAAATGGTCGCGCGGAGCCTCGAAAAGCATGTGCAGTTGCGGGTTGGATAATGTCTGAAGCCATGCGCCATGAAGGTGCTGCACAAGACGATCACGCTGCAGCACCACCTTGCCGAAGAAATAGGGGTCAGCCAGCGCATTGAGCCGCATGGCCACTTTGCGGGCGCGCTCGCTGACACTCTTATCCCAAGGCAGGAACTGCCATTTCAGGGGTGTGGGGGGAAGTATTTCGGGGAACGCGGCGATTACGTCGGTCGCCATGGCTCAATCTTTTTTCGTAGCAGCCGGACTATATTTCATGTCGTATAGATTCTTGATCTTATGCATACACTCAAGGCAGAAGATCGCGTCTGGATCGTGTCCGGGGAACATAGTGTATCCGCCGCGAAACACGGTAAACCAGTTGTTCATCCGTGCTGGAAACTGTGGATCAACCTCGCGCTTGCCGCAAGAATCGCAAGTTAGAAGTGTGGTAGATACCAACAGGACTCCCATCACTTACGACCTTTCCGGTGCTTAAGAACAGCCTTTTCTTTTTTCCTTTGAGTTTGTTTCATTACCTTACCCTCAATTCGGCTTTGATGTGGGTAGGAACTCAGCCAGCAGCTTGGGCTCGACATCGGGCATCGTGTTTTCGTCCGCCGGCGCGGTCTGCAAGCGCGATACCTTGGGCATCCGCCCATCGCGGTCCAGCACTTCCTGGGCAGCGCGCACGGCCACGTTCATATCGCCACTCCAAAGAGCTTCGTCGAGAACTTCCATGGCGCGGGGAACCTTAGCCTGCAACGCCAGCCGCAGCTTGTCGGTATCCTCTTTCATGGTGCGCCGCAACTGGCCCATCTCTTCGTTTTCCAGTTGATTTAGGCGCTCGTCGTAGACCGGGTTCTTGCGGGCGCGAAAGGCTTCCTCGGGAGAGATATTGAGCATGTGGGCGCTCAGGTCGGGATCGAGAGCATAGAAGAAATCCGCGTTAGCCAGCCGGATAGCGTGAATCCGCTGAATGCGCCGGCGCTGTTTCCAGGTCGTCTTCGGCGCCTTCTTCTTCTGATCCATGGGAAAGCCTTTAAAGCTCATTTCTTTGTGTTCTGCTCCTTAAAATAATCCTCAAGCCATAAAATCAATGTCTCAAATTCGTGCCATACGCAGTTGCAATCTCTCTCTTGTTCGAGTTCCAGTTTATAAACTGCTCGTTCTGTGAGTCTACGCAAACTAGCAAGCTCTTCGCTGGTCATCGCTAGCCCTTCTTCACCATCAACCCCATGATTTCGCCGCGCCTTAGCAGACAGCAGTTACGGGTATCGCCCTTCAGATAAATTCCCGCCATCTTCGAGAATACTACTCTGTCGCCGGGGCGCAAATCCATCACCGATTGCCCCACCGCCAGAATATCGCCGTAGCTGTGATCCTGCTTCGAGGAGTCAGGCATGGCGAGGATCCCAGGGGCGAGACCGGAACCGTTACAACCCACGCAGGGATAAAACCCGCAAGAAGACGGCTCGTGTGCATCGGCGCCGACGATTCTGCACCTATCGCATGCCTCAAATCGTCCCGGCTTAATCTCCTGCTTTTTCGTTCCTTGGCAAGTTGCACAGGGTATTTTGGACATGCCCGATCCCTGGCACGCTTCGCACACATAGCCCTCTTTGAAACTGGCGTACTCGACCAGCAGGCGGTCATCGAGCGGCGTGATCGACCAGCCGCGCAGCAGGGGCGGAGCGGCCGAGGCGTTGATAAGCAGAGAGGCACGCCCACTTGGCCCATCGTAGGCATACTCTCTGATTTCCAACCCATCCCGCACCAACTCCTGCTCCGCCGAGTGCGCCCGGCTAAATCCCAGCGTGCCGTCCGAGGAGCGGTCAATACCCTCTAAGGCGCGGGTCTCCGCCGTCTCGCCCGCCAAATCAACTTCGTGAATCATGGGTTCCTTTCAAAAATGCGGCGCGGGATGAGCCATACGGGGCCTGAGCCGCGCCGCTTGCCAGGGGAGGACTACTGAAACTCGACCTTGATAGCCGACAGAACCGGGGGAGCCTGTTGAATGGCGACGATCACCTGCTCCACGTCGCTCAGCGCCAACCATTCAGCGGTGCTAAGCGTTGCGGTCAGGTTTGCGGTCCCGTTGGCTACGGCGGTAATCAGGTCCGTCAGGCCATCGGCGTTCGGCGTCGAAGTCGCAATCGTTGCATCGTCGATGGCGTAGGTTACGGGCGGAATTGCCCCTGTCCATGGATTGCCGTACTGGTCAATGCCGACCACAACAGCGGTGTCGGTCTGACCAACAGTAGTGAGAGTGAGAGGTCCGGGTGTTGGCATAAAAGTTCCTTTCGAGAACTGGACTTCGATGGTTGTTAACAGTTTAGGTCGGAGCTCGTGCCGTATCTCGCGCAGCTCGTAGAGAATGTGCTCAAGAACCTTGAGCATTTTCTTTTCTTCAGGCTCGATCATAAATCAGCCTCAAGTACATGGTAGACAGTTTTTGTTAATCCGCAGCGAATTCCTTCGCCGTCCTTTGCGGCCCCGCAGGTTAAGCCATGGACCGGACATTCTGATGGTGCAGAAGATGGCAGGTCCGGCACAGCCACTCCACTTCGAGCGGTTTCGAATAATCCGGGTGATGCTTCTGCGCTTTCGGATCGCCGCATCTCCAGCATGATTGTGGAATCAATTTGCCCCGCTTCTGGTAAGTGTTTGCGTAGGACCGGCTGTTCATCTCCCAACGCTGATCCGGCTTTAGAGAATGCGTCTTGCGAAACTCTCGCATCACTTCCCGATGACAAACTAGGCACCGACGCTGGCCAATCCGATTCGGATTCACGTTGCAACGGCCGCAAATCGTCTTCATTAGACTCTTTCCGTGAAGCGTATCGCAGTGTGCGCACTAACACCTGTGAACGGCTCATTTCTTGCCTCCGAGCCCGCTCATCCAACCATTCCAACAACTTAACTGGCATCCGTACCGAAATGATCTGCGCTCGACTCACGTAATACACAGTATCACAACCATGCGATCTGTCAAGAACACAATAGCAAAATTCCCGAAACGGGAAATCTACAGATTTATTTTGTGGGGTTACTCTCTAGTTACTAGTAGAACAGAAATTTCTATAAATTTTGGGCGGGCGGAATGCGCATCAATACCCCCTCCTGCAAAATTGAGAGGTGGGAGGGGGCCAGCGGGCCGGCACGCTGGGCGCCACCGGGCGCAGGTGGCTCACAGGGGCGCAGGTGGATCACAGCCACACGAATGCTACACGAGGATTCATATCGATGTGTAACGTCCATAGAATCAATTGTGTGGTGGGCTGTATTGCCGATATACCCCTAGAAATACCCCCATTCAGCGGGCACCTGGGGGAAGATTGCGGATGGGAGCTGTGCGAGCGTCTCCAGAACGCCAGTCAATACGGCCGGCAAGCGCACGGTCGATGGCCTCATAGAGTGTAAGTATAATGAATTCGCGCAGATGCGAATTTCGCGTTGCGGAAGCTAACCGCAATCCCCGCTGCATCTCAATCGGCAAATCCTCGAGCAGTAAATTGTATTTGCTCGCCATGGGGTTATCGTATCACTGGTTTGCATGACGTAGCTAAGAAAGATTTGTTGTCGAATAGATGTATAAATAGCGATGCAAGTGATTGAATTGATGTAAGTGCGCATAAATCAACGTGGTTTGAAGTCTGAGACTTTGACGCTGGCCAGAATCTTCACCAGATCACGCTGGAGAGTTTCACGCGTCCATTGTGGTCCATGAGCACCTGGAGGGCAGTGAGTGATCTTAATTGAAGGATGGGGATGTAGAGGATTGGGTTGGTTTGGCTGTTGTCTTCTCAAGGACGCCTCTGTGTCTTTTATTATCCCGCACCGTGTCAAGATGACGAGATAGTAAACACCATAGGTTGTGGTTTCTGGAACCGATACCACAATAGGTTGTGGTCTAATCGCAGATTGAGTCCTAAACCACAACCTGTAGTGTTGGCAGAGTAGTAAACACCAAATGATGTATGTTGTGATGCTATCGACACAGTTTTGATGTCATGAAACTCTCTTCGCTTATCGCCTCATAATTCGCTTGACACGTTTAGCGAATGAAGCGCATCGTTGTTTTGTAATGAGGATATGACGATGACACATGAAGAAATGGAAGCCGTAATGGCAATAGCAAGGGAAGGGCGCCGATTTCGGTGCTTTGTTCATTGTGTGGGCGCCGTCATTGCTATAGCTATAGTGATTCGCATTCTCTTTGTCCTCGTCTCGTAACCATCAATCAATGAGGGTTCGCCCTCACATCCGAAAGGAGTTCAGCACATGAAACTCACTCCCACACACATACAGGAATTGGAAGAGCGCAGCATCGCTGTTGACGAGAATGGCTTTGGGTTCGATTACCGCAATCAGGCGTGGATCGAGTCTGGCTTCTACACGCGCTGCGGTCATCCTGACGCGATGCAGTGCGATTGCTATGGCAGGATTCACGAAGGCGAGCGGGCCTTAGATCGCGCATGAGCACTCCCCCGCACAAGCGCTTGCCCCGCGTCTACGACGCTGCCGAGTTCCTGGCCGACGAGGAGACGCGGATGCTCTATCTCAAGGAGGGCGGCGATCCGCAGACAGTAGCGCGGAGCCGGCTTCCCATCTTTGTCGCCGTCAAGCAGCAGGTACTCAAGGGAAGCGAGCTGATCGCGCGGGCCGTGTCGCACACCATGGCGCACAGAATCGCCAACGCGCTTAACGCGTATCGACCAGGAAAGAAAGGATTCTGATATGAAAGGCGACGACTCGAACCCGACTGCAAAGCTGGTGCGCCAGATTCTAAGCGCCGTGAGCGAGTTTGAGCGGTGCGTAATCGTGCTCAAAATGCGCGGCGCCAAGGAACGCCGGCGAATTGCGGATCCGGACTGGCGCGAGGGCAGATTGCCCTATGGCAGCAAGCCCGGCGAGGCGGAGACGCTGGAATGGATGCGACAGGCACGAGCTGCCGGTATGACGCTCCAGAAGATCACCGACGACTTGCACCTACAAGGCACGGTTGCGCGCAGCGGCAAGCCCTGGACGGTGGGCGCCGTGGGCAAGATTCTGGCGCGGTGAAAATAATTCTTGACATGATTATGATAACCATTTATTCTGGTGCACATGGCAACAAGAAACTGTAAGCGGTGTGGCTACAAATGGCAGACACGAATACCAGGCAATCCGCGCCAATGTCCGCACTGCCACTCACCGAAGTGGAATGTACCAAAGAAAGTCAAGGCAGCCGCATAAGGCATCTCGCGTTAGTCGTACTTCTGGCAGCATCGGCGTCTAGTGCCCAGCAGGTCAAGCTCGCTCTGCCCGAGCTTGCGCAGCCGGCAAGCGTCGTCGCTGCGCCGGCGCCGTATGTGGCAGAGCCGTACAAGTTCAGCCCTCCCCCGCAGCACACCGTTGACGCGCGCTATTACCTGATCAACGGTGTGCATCTGGAGATGATGTTGCTGGACGTACAGATGACGCGTCACTGCATCAATGCGGGCACATGCAAAGAGGGAAATCCGCTGATGCCGTCGTCACTTGGTGGACAGCTTGGGCTGGGCTTTGCCTTCGTCGGCGGCGGCATTGTGGACAGCTATTACTTGAAGCGGCGCCACTCGCGCTTCTGGTGGATTGCGCCGGTCGTGGGCATTGCGGCGCATGGCGTCGGGATCGCGTCGGGAATCAGGGAGAGATGAGATGGCTTACGAATACGTGAAGCAATATTACGGGGTGCCTGTCGAAGTTGGCCAGCGCGTGACTATGAAAGATACTCACCGCGTCGTGCGCACCGGAACGGTCGTCAAAAAGCGCGTATATGACCAATATGTGCACGTGCGCTTCGACGGGAATAAGTGCGATTCTCCCATGCATCCGTTAGATCTGGAGTATGGCGAGAAACCAGACAAGAGAGCTATGATCCGCGAGAATCGTGTAGCCGCGAAAGCATGGAAGGTATGAAGACCTACACCGGCATTGCGGCGCATGGCGTCGGGATCGCGTCGGGAATCAAGGTGAACAAATGATAGATCTGATAGCTCTGTTTTCAGTACTCGCGTTCGCCCTCCTTGTTGGTATTTTTGTCGGTATTGTCGCGATCCATGTTTGCATCGGACCAATGGTCGAAGACATACACGCGGTGATCTGCAAGAAAGAAGACAAGAAATGACGCTGCTTGGAATCGCGTCTGAAATCAAGGTGAAGTGATGGCAAATTGTATGAGCATCAAGGGGCGATGGGTATGGTGGGCGGTGTGTGTCGCAATTATCGAGGCGTTGGCTATCTCGACCGCTTGGGATATGGTCGCGGGACACGATGACGACTTAATCCTATGTTGTGGACTGATGGCAGTAGCGGCACCCTTTGTGTTTAAGGCCGTATTGTGGGGACCATGTCATTGCTCGGTTTGCAAGGAAAAAGGGAATTTATGACGCTGCTTGAATTGTTCTGCATCGTGCCGTTTGCGGCTATCGCGCTGATGATGATTCTGCCGGCGGAGAGGGAGTGGTGATGCGTACTCTCGCAGTAATTTGCGTCGTTCTTGGGCTCTTGGGACTAGTCGTTAATAACGCATTCCTGCGAAGCGACAATGAGAATTTGCGCGAACAGATAAGGGCGCTACAGAAATCACCATCACCGTGCGAGGTCGGGGTTGTGCGGATTTGGAGAGACGGAAAGATAGAGGAATGCAGCCAGGCGACAACTTGGGAGGCTACGCCATGATCGTCATCTTCGCCGCAATGATCGCAGTGCTGGCTGTGGGGGTGTCGCGCAGCCTGTACGCAGCCAAGGAAGGATACACGCAATGGAACAGATCGACCAAAAGCCGGTAGTGTGGCCTGAGTCTACTTGCGTCGAATGCGGGCAGCTCATTCCGGCAGGACACTTGCAGGTGTGCCCTAAAGGTGGATGGTGTAACTGGCATGTGCCTGCTGCTGTCCGCGAGCGCATGGAAGAGATGTACAATGACACGCCGGTAGTCTCCAACGCGCTCCGCGTCTACGTCTTCGCTAGCGCAGCGGCCATGTTTGCCATCTGCCTGCATTTCTTTGTTGGCTGGAAGACCGCACTCGCCATCGTCGCGTTCCTCGCGCTGGCAGGGCCGGCGGCAGCTTGGTACATTGCATGGCGGCGCATGATTGTTGAGCAGGTTGTGCAACGCTGTTTTGAGTGCGGCGCGTTGACTTCGGCGTGTGTGTGCCGGCGCGAGGAGCAACCGTTTGTAGATCGCGTGAACGAGTTTCTGGACAGGAAGTTCGAGGATCGCGCATGACACTAGAACAGCGCATGAAGGATCTCGAGGACGCGCAGCGCGCGACAGAATTGAGGAAGCAATGGCGTTTAATTTTGCAGAGATTCCGCAATTTCGCAATGAGTTTGACGAGTTGGAAGAAGCTGTACTGCAAGCTAAAGAACTTGGAAAATCTGTTATTGTGCCTTGCCCCGCCGACAAGGCGGGCAACAGTTTTCGTCAACAGATCAGACAAGCAATGAAGGGGCGCGGCATCATTGTTAATACGGTCATTGCCAATGATGTGATCTTTGTTTGGTACAAGGCTCACGTCGCGGAAGTGGCCGAGGATACGCCCAAATGAAGCACCCGCACTTAGCGCCCTTCATCCCCAAGGTTCCGCCGCGCCTGAGCGCGTGGCAGGAGCTTCTGGAAACGCTGCACATGCGGGAAGATGACGCGCTGAGAAGCATTCTCGTGCGCGACTGGGTGAGAAAGCATTACCGGACACACTACCTGCCGCCGAGGGTGTTAGAGCATTTTCATTTAACCGAAGATTGAGGAGAGAGATATGCCATTGCATTATCCAGCAAAAAGCGGAGGGGTCGATTTCGATCCGGTTCCAGCCGGCAGCCATATCGCAGTTTGCGATTGCGTCTGCGACTTGGGATTGCAGTCTGGATCGACGCTGTATCCACAGGCAAAGCAGCAAGTCTATGTGCGCTGGGAACTGCCAAACGAGCGCATTGAATTCACGAAGGATGGCAAGAAGCAGGTTGGCCCCATGGTGATTGGCAAAACCTATACGGCCAGCATGAACGAAAAAGCCACATTGCGGCATCACCTGGAAAGCTGGCGCGGCCGGCAATTCACGGACGAAGAGGCAGCGCAATTCGACGTTGCGGCCGTGCTCGGCAAGCCCTGCATGTTGACTGTCATGCATACCCAGAAAGGCGACAAGACATACGCCAACATCACGGGCATAGGACCGCTGCCCAAGGGGATTGATCGCAAAACCATCATCCCCGAGATTGCGGCCGTGGTTTACTCGCCCGACAACACGGCCACATATCAGCAACTCCCCGAATGGCTGCGCAAGAAGATCGACGCGCAGATATTGCCGGAGAAGCCGGCAGAGCCACAGGCGCCTCCGCCTGAAGATTACGACAACTGCAATTGGTACGCATCGACGGATTCAACCACGATCTTCCAAGCTACCAGCGACGACAGCTTGGAGATAACCTACGCCGATCTTCCCGACAACATGCAGGATGACGAAGTGGACGGACAAACCATTCCATTTTGAGGTATTTCATGCAACCCGAAGAAATCCAGAAAATAATTCGAGAGTGAAGTGATGAGAATTTCGATACCTGGAATAGGGGGAAATCTCGGAGAGTGCATTCTTTGCGGTGATACATTTCTCAAAGAAATCTTATTAAACCAAACTGTGCCTATCCACAAAGACAAATGTCTCGAAACACTGAAAAAGAACGGCACAGACTGGCGCACTTTACCGGATGGTCCTTTGCGCCGCGAATTTGAGAATCACTTCAGCGAGAAAACAAAGGTGACACCATGAGTCCATTATGCTACGGAACCGCCGCCGCAATGCTGCCCAATCGCTGCATGGAGTGCGGAGAGATTTGCCGCCAACCGAAGCGATTCTGCTGTGAAGATCACAAAGTACGATGGTTTGCCAACCAAGGCTTTGCGATTGATTATCGCGGTGTAGCTCAGGTTGCCGCAGAACGCGGTCGTTGGGAAAGCACACCCGAACAACGCGAATGGAAAAGGAAACTGAGTTTGTCAAAAGCGT